CAGTTTCTGGTATTTCTAGTTCTGATGTTATGAGTACTAACATATACACAGGAGAAAATATATTTGATGCAAATGATTCTCAATATGCTCCACCAAATCCAATTCCTTGGAGACTTATGGATTGGAATAAGCAAAAACGTGATAAGACTATTGAGGGTGAAATTATTTCAAAAGCAAGAGATTCTATTGAAGGTATGGTTTTTCCTACTTCTAGAATTATTGGTGATTTCCCAATACAATCTAATGGAATTTCTACAATATTTGTAGATGATGCACAATTCTTCAATTATGAAGAAAATGAATCTAGTATTAATATTATTAATGTTGATGCTAAGATTTTTGAAAATCAAGTATCTGTTGCAGCATCATTATCAGCAACAGTTGGTGCTGGTGGAACAATAAGTGCTTTAACTGTCATTAGTGGTGGTTCTGGTTATGTTGGAAGTATGGTTACTGTATCAATAGCAAGACCATATGGTAATACTTATACTGGTACTGCTACAACTGCAACTGCTCTTGTTCCAGTTGTAGATGGATCATTATCTGGTATTGCAAGTATTGGAATGTTGGGTGGTTCTGGATATGATTCAACAAATCCACCATTAGTTATAGCACCAATGCCATCATTTAATGTTGGTGAATCTGTTTCTGGAATTGCAACAGTTAAAGGATTCTCTGGAATTCTTACTGGTATTGGTACAACTGCAGGAATAAATGGTGCTCCATTGGCACTAGAATTCCATATTGCTTCTGAAACAATCCTTGGATTAAATAATGATCTTAAGGCAGGTTATCCTATCTACATTCACGGTACTAATGTTGGAAATGGTGTTACTTCAATTAACACAGTTGATAGTAATGTTGTTGGAATAGGAACTTCACGTATAGATAATATCTACATCGTTGATGGTTATCATCCTTTTGGTAATCCAGCAAATAGTGGAATTATCACATGCAATATTAAATCTAATACAACAATGACTGATTTTGGTACTGCAAATGCTGCTGGATTTGTTGCAACAGCAACTACAACAACGCCTGATATAGGTAGATTTACGTGGGGTTTATTGCAAGGAAGTTCTAGATCATCTACAGTTTCTATTGGAGTTACAGGACTCACTATAGACGCTGGATTGAGTACATTCCCAACGATTCAGAGAAGAGGATTTGGATTAAGAGATTCTGGTGCTCTCAGAAAGGATCTTGGGTAGTATAAATAAAGAAAAAAAGCTATTAAAATAGTATAATGCCAGCCATTGTAACAGATCAGTTCAGAATATTAAATGCAGGTAATTTTGTTGATTCAATTACCGATGATGCAAATTCATATTATGTTTTTGTAGGATTATCAAATGCAACATCAACTGGTCAATATAAAAAGGGTGATTGGGATGATAAAACACCCAATCCTGTAGATAATTTTGATTATCATGGATTTATTAGTGATAATATGTCCTATGGTAAAAGAATTACTTCTGCAAATGTAAAAAGACTTGCTAAGAGATATAATTGGACAAGGGGTGCAAAATATGAAATGTACCGTCATGATTATAGTGTAGATAATAAAACATCATCTGGTTTGAATCGATTATATGATTCTAAGTATTATGTGATGAATAGTGACTATAAAGTTTATATTTGTATTGATAATGGAACTACAGGATTATCGACTACACCTAATGCATCTTTAGATGAACCAAATTTTACAGATTTAGAACCATCTAAAGCAGGTAGTGGTGGTGATGGATATGTTTGGAAATATCTTTTCACCGTTACTCCGAGTGATATTATTAAGTTTGATTCTACTGATTATATTTCATTACCAAGTAATTGGTCATCATCAACTGATGCTCAAGTAACTGCAGTAAGAAATAATGGAGATTCTTCTGTTAATGATAATCAAATTAAAAAGGTTTTTATTAAAAATAGAGGAGATGGATATTCTACAGGATCACATGAGCTTAATATTCTTGGTGATGGTTCAGGTGGTAAAGTAGTAGTTGATGTAGATACTAACGGTCATATAACAAATACTGTTGTATCTGCTGGTGGTAAAGGATATAGTTTCGGTGTAGTTGATACTGGATCAATTAGAGGTGCAGGTGCAGGTACAGTTGAAGCAAATTTAGTTCCAATTATTCCACCATCAAAAGGTCATGGATTTGACATCTATAAAGAATTGGGAGCAGATAAAGTTTTAGTTTATGCTAGATTTGATGATTCTACAAAGGATTTTCCAACAAATACAACATTTGCTCAAATTGGAATAGTTAAGAATCCAACTACTGTTGGAACTGCTAGTTCAGTTTTTGTACAAAACCAATACTCATCATTAAGTGCTTTTAAATTCTCTTCAGTAACTAATGAATCTTTAACAGTACCAGCAATTGGTCAAAGGATTCATCAGACTACTCCGCAAGGAACTGCTCAAGGGTATATTGCATCATATGATAGAGAAACTAAAGTTCTTAAGTATATTCAAGATAGAACCTTGTATATGAATCCATCCACTAATGATACTCAAGATCATGCAGGAATTAGTACAACTGGTAATGTTCTTGAATTCTATACTGCAGATCCTAATTCACCAGCAACAGTTAATACTGTTGTAAGTGATGATGGATTTACTGGAACAATAGATCGTGATTTTACAGGAATAAGTACAAATCCATCTGGAAATAAACTTATTACTTTGGGACTCAATTTCACATATGGACATGCTCCTGCTGAGATAAATAAAGGGTCGGGTGAAATAATCTACATAGATAATCGTCCTGAGATTAATAGAAACTCTAGACAAAAGGAAGACGTAAAAATCATCTTGGAATTTTAAAAAATGCCACAAAAAACGAACCTCAATATAAACCCTTATTACGATGATTTTAAAAAGTCGAATAACTATTATCGTGTCTTGTACAAACCAGGACATCCGATACAAGCAAGGGAATTAACAACATCACAATCAATTCTACAAAATCAATTAGAATCGTTTGGTAGTCATATATTTCAAGAAGGTGCTATGGTAATCCCTGGTGGGGTTATGTGCGATTCACAATATGCTGCTGTCAAGTTAAATCCAGATCATTTAGGGGTTAATATATCTGTTTATGCTAGTTTTTTGGTTGGAAAACGTTTAAGAGGTGAAAGTTCAGGTGTAGTTGCAGTCGTTGATAGTTATAGTGATATTAATGAAAATGAAGGTGTTACACATTTAACTATATGGGTTAAGTATGTTCGTGGTGGTACTGATAATGAAACTTCAACATTTATTGATGGTGAAATATTAATTACAGAAGATGCATTTACTTACGGAAATACTACAATTAATGTAGAAGATACTGTTGCATCTATTATTTCTGAAAATGCAAAAGGTGTAGGATATTCTGTAGCTATTGAAAAAGGTGTTTATTTTATTAGGGGAACTTTTGTTGATGTATCTAAAGATAGGATTGTTTTAGATCCATATACAAATAATTCTTCATATAGAGTAGGTTTAACTATTTCTGAAGAAATAATATCTTCTAAAGAAGATGAATCATTATATGATAATGCTAAGGGATTTTCAAATTATGCTGCTCCAGGTGCAGATAGATTAAAAATTTCTACAAAATTATCTAAAAAATTATTAACTGATAATGATGATAAGACATTTGTTGAATTGGTTAGAGTTGAAAATGGAGAAATTAAGAAAATTAAAAGTCAAAATGAATATTCTATAATTAAAGATTATTTTGCTAAAAGAACATTTGAAGAGTCTGGTGATTATGCTGTAGATAGATTTATAGTTGATGTTGAAGAATTATTAGATAATAGAAAAGGAAATGATGGTATATTCCTTGATACTCAAATAACTTCAGATGGTAATGTTCCTACTGAGGATATGGTAGCAGTTAATGTATCTGCAGGTAAGGCATATGTCAAAGGTTATGATGTAGAATCTGTGGGTACAACTACTGTTGATGTAGATAAACCAAGAGATATACAAAAAGTTGATACCGCAATGGTACCATTTGAATTTGGATTATCAATACGTCTTAATAATGTTGTTGGTACACCTTTACTTGCTGTTAATAATTCTAGTAATACTGTAGATTTGTATAGTGGTAGAAGAAGTGCTACAGGTGGTACTGAGACTTTAATAGGAAAGGCAAGAGTATATTCATTCTCTGTAACTGATGCACCATATACAGGTGCTGCAACTGAATTTGATTTATATCTTTATGATGTTCAGACATATACCATAATAACTTTAAATGAATCCATTTCTTCTACAGATGCTCCCATATCAACTCGTGTTAGAGGTGTTAGTAGTGGGGCAACAGGATTTATTGTTGAAAATCCAAGTAGTACTGCAAAATTAACAGAAACTTCTGGTACATTTTTACAAGGAGAAAGATTAATATTTAATGAAGAAGAAAATTCTTCTAATGCTAATGGTGTTAATAGAACAGTAAAATCTGTCGATACATGGGGTATTAATGATGTTAAATCAGTATTTCAAGATAGTACTGCTCTTGGATTAGACAATGATTTTATTGCTGATCTTGCATTACAACCTCGTATTCTTTCAGGATTTAGTGTTACTGATGAAATTGAGGTTGCTGCAACAACAGGTATTACAAAATGTCCTGGAAGAAATTTTGCAGCAAAACTTAAAGTAGGATCTCTTATTAGTTATCAACGTTCTGATAATAATGATCTTACCTTGAATAAAGTTACTGCTAATAATGGTTCTACTATAACATTAGATGATACACCACTTGATGTTACTGGATTATATGATAATAATTCTGATTTGGCATATGTAGGTACTTTTAGAGTAATGGTACCAATTGTTAGAAATAATGGTGGATTATATGCAAAACTTGATGAAAGTGCAGTATCTTCTGTTGATTTTTCATCTTCAAGTCTTGCGATAGAGACACAAATAAATGATCTTACTACAGATGGTGATGGTGCTCTTACTTTTGGTGTAGGAAATGTTACAACAGCAAATGCAGGTATTACAACATCATTCTTTGAAACTTTTGATGCTGAAAGATACAGTATTCATTATAGTACAGGTACAATTGATCCATTAACATCAGATAAATTCACATTAACGAATAATGGTAAAACAGTTAATTTTACAGGATTAACTGCATCTCAAAATAATAATGTTACTGTTAATGCTACTGTTCTAAAACAAGGTATTACAAGTAAGCAAAAAGATTATTTAAGAAGTGAAAAACGTAATGTTACTCTCACAAAATCAGCAGCATCTACTGCAACTACTGGTTTAACTCAAAATAAATTCTATGGTCTTAGAGTTGAAGATAGAGAAATTTCTTTAAATGTTCCAGATGTTGCTAAAGTTATTGGGGTATACGAATCATTAAATACATCTGCTCCTATTTTGGATAAAATATCTATTCCATCAGGATTTACTTTATCATCAAATGCATTGTTGGGTGAAGAGATTATAGGAACAGAAAGCGGAACAGTAGTTCAAATTACAAGCATACTTAATGATACAAGTGTAGAATTTGCATACCTCAATACTAATAAGTTTGAAGTTGGTGAAGTAATTAAATTTAGAGAGTCTGATATAACTACAACTATAGTTACAATTACTAATGGTTCATATCAAAATGTTACTAACGAATTTACTTTAGATAGAGGACATAGAGAAACTCATCATGATTATTCTAGGATTGTAAGAACTAATACATCATATATTCCAACTTATCAACTTTTAGTTGTGTATGATAAGTATCGTGTTCCTGCTAATGATAATGGTGATGTGTTTACAGTAAATTCTTATCCACAATCAAGATATAGTGAAATTCCACAATTACCAGATGGAACAAGATTATCAGATGTTCTTGATTTTAGACCAAGAGTATCAGATTTCTCAGTTACTAATAAGTCTCCATTTGCATTTGGAAGTAGAGATTTTGGTGTTACTGGAAACAATCCATCTTTAATAGTTAAACCAAATGAATCTTCAATAATTGGTTTTGATCATTATCTACCAAGAATGGATAGACTTGTTCTTACAAAAGCTGGTAAATTTACTGTAGTAAAAGGAGAATCTTCATTAAATCCAAAATTCCCAGTAAATGTTGAAGATGCAATGGATATTGCAACTATACAATATCCACCATATCTATTTGATGTTAAAAATGCAAGAGTAGTGCATATTGATAATAGAAGATATACTATGAGAGATATTGGAAAAATTGAAAGTAGGGTAGAAAATTTAGAGACTGTAACATCACTTACAATGCTTGAATTGGATACTAAGTCTTTACAGGTTAAAGATGCTGATGGATTTGATAGATTTAAGACTGGTTTCTTTGTTGATGATTATCGTGATGATAAGAGATTTGAGCAAAATTCAAATGCTGCTGTAGATCCTAAAACTAATGAGTTACTGGTTCCTATTGATTTTGAAACAATCAAGCCAGAACTTGCTTTAGATCCATCAATTGATGTAGCAACTGCAGATTTTTCAGCAAATCTTAATTTGTTAGATCCTAATGTAAAGAAAAGTGAGGATTTATTGACTCTTAATTATACTGAAAAAGAATGGATTAAACAACCATTAGCATCAGTAGTTGAAAATGTTAATCCATTTAACATGGTTGAATATAATGGTAATGTAAAACTTTCTCCAGCATCTGATAATTGGGTAAGAACTGTTTATATTGATGGTGGGGTAAGAAATATTACTGCTGGAGTATCTGGTAATGAAGTTACTTGGACAGGTGCAGACGGAACTCAACAAAGTTCTGGATGGACTACATCTGGTACTGGTACTGGTAGTGGTGATAATTGGCAACCAGATGAAAATACAGTATATGTTGCTGGTGCTGGAACTAGAACACTTGATACATTTATAGAAACTATATTACAAGGTAGTGCTCCTGATACTCATATTCGTTCAAGAAATGTTACTTTTAATTCTCATGGATTAGCTCCATATACAAAATATTATTCATTCTTTGATGGACAAAGTGGTTTAGATATTATTCCAAAATTAGTTCAGATTTCAATGAATTCTGGTGCATTTACTGCAGGTGAAACTGTACATGGATATATTGGAGCAGAATTGTTATTTGTAGCAAGATTATGTTCTCCTAATCATAAAGAAGGACCACTTACTGCACCTACAACAACTATAGGTAATAATCCATATGATAGAGGGATTATTTTATCTTTAGCATATTCTGCATCCTCTACAGTATTAAATATCGATCTTAATGGATTACATGAAGAAGCAAGAGGAGAATTTTATGGTTATATTACAAAAGGAATGACCATATTAGGTGTATCTTCTAATGCTGAAGCAACGGTTTCTAATATTCAATTAATTACTGACAATTGGGGTGATTTATCAGGATCATTCTTTATTAGATGTCCTTTAACTAATCCAGCACCTCCAAAGAGATATACTATTGGAACAAAAACATTTAAACTAACTTCTAGTGATACTAATGCAGAACCATTACCTGGAAGTTTATTAATGCAGTCATGTGAGACAACTTATAGGACTAGTGGTATAGTAGAAACATATAAACATACAACAGTTGTTGTTAAGGATCCTCCTGCTCCTCCACCTCCACCACCACAACCAAGAGATCCATTAGCACAATCATTTACGGTAGATGAAACTGGTGCTTATTTGACTGGTGTAGATTTCTTCTTTGGAAATAAAGATCCTCAAGAAAAAATTGCATGTGAATTAGTAACAATGGAGTTGGGAACACCAACAAATATAGTTGTACAAGATTTTGCTAGAGTTGAGTTACATCCATCAGAAGTTAATACTTCTGCAGATGCTACAATACCAACTAGATTCCAATTCCCATCACCAATTTACTTGGAAGCAGGTAGAGAATATGCATTAGTTCTTAAAGCACCCACAACAAATCTTTATGAAGCATGGTGTGCAACAATGGGTGATAAAACTGTTGGAACATCAGATTTACCTGATGATGAAAATGTTCTAGTTACTAAGCAGTATATTGGTGGTAGTTTATTTAAATCACAAAATGGAACTATATGGACTCCAAGCCAATTCCAAGATCTTAAATTTACTCTCCATAAGGCACAATTTGTACCAAGTGGAACTGCAACATTCTATAACCCAAATCTTAATTTATCTGAAGTTGGTCATACTGGATTAATTTACAATCCAATTAAAGTATTCCCAAGAAAATTAAAGGTTACTATTGATGCGGTTGCTGGCGGTTCAAGTACTTTAGATCAACCTGGTGCTAAGATTTCAGATGGAACTACAAATACAGATGCATTTGGTTATCTTGAAAGAGTTGGTGGTGGTGCTAATCAAGGAGCATTAACTCAAACTAATGCAGGTACTGGATATGAGAATGGTACATATACTGCTGTCCCTCTCTACACTATAACTGGTGCTGGATCAGGTGCTACTGCAACAGTTGTTGTAGCTACAAATAAAGTTAGTAGTGTAACTATTGGATTAAATCAAAATGGATCTGGATACTCTGTAGGTGACGTTGTTGGTGTCACTACAGCAGATGTAGGAAAAGGAAGTGGAGCTCAATTCTCAATTCCTTCTCTTCTCAATTATGATACATTATATCTAACTGATTGTCGAGGTGAAACTTTTGATACGTCTGGTTCAACAGACTTCTATGTAGATGGAACTGTATTTAATACTGGTAGTACTCATATTACTGCATGTACTCAGACTGGAGGTGTTCTCTATACAGGTAATGTTGTTGAGATTCAAAAACCTAATCATGCAATGCATGGTGCTAATAACTTAGTAACTCTTGAAAATATTCAACCAAATAGTGTTGCAACAACATTAAGTGCAGAATTGGGAATTAATGAAACTGGACAAATTTCTATTGCAAATACATCCACATTCAATAATTTTGAAGGTATTAGTACTTCTCAAGGTTATGCTAAGATTAATAATGAAATTATCTACTATAATTCAATTACTTCCGATGGAGGTGGTGGTGGAACTTTAGGTATAGGTACTAGAGGTGTTGATGGCACTTTAAGAAGAACACATCCTAATGGATCTGAGATATCTACTTATGAATTAAGTGGTGTATCTCTTAAGAGAATTAATAGATCTCATACTGCAGGTTCAATATTATCTGATCCTATGGAAACTGACAAATACTACTTATCGATTGATCGTAGTGGTGTTGTTGGAAGTTTGGCAAGACAATCTGGAGATACTCAAGTAAGTTTCACTGCTGAAAATGTTGGTAGTGGTTTAAATAACTTCTCATCTGCTAACGTTCAATTTAATACTATTGAACCTAGAATGAGTGTTATTACTCCTGGTTCTGGAACATTTATTAGGTCTTCCATGAGAACTATATCAGCAACTAGTGCTGGTGGAAATGAAGTATCATTCCAAGATAATGGTTTTGAACCAGTAACTCTTAACCAATTAAATATCCTCCCAACTACAAGGATGCTTGCTTCTAGAGTTAATGAGAATGAATATCTACCTAATTTCCCTGATAACAAATCATTTACTATGACTGTTGATTTAAGATCCGATGATCCTAATTTATCACCAGCAATTAATATTGAAAATGAGGTTCTTATTCTAGGAAGAAGTAGATTAAATAAACCTATTTCAGATTATGTAACTGATGGTAGGTCAAATGCACTTGACAGTGATCCACATACAGCAACTTATATTACTAAGAAAGTAAATCTACAGAATCCAGCATCTTCATTGAAAGTTATTGTTGGTGCTTATAGAGACGAATCTGCTGATTTTAGGGTTTTATATCAATTGTTTAAGGCAGATTCTAGTGAAATTGAACCAGCATTTGAACTATTCCCTGGATATGATAATCTAAGAGATTTAGATGGTGATGGTTTTGGTGATCTTGTTATTGATTCTGCTTTAAGTAGTGGAAGACCAGATAAATTAGTATCTGGAAGTCTAGACGGTGAATTTAAAGAGTATCAATTCAGTATTGATGAATTAGATGCATTTACTGGTTTTAGAGTTAAGATTGTAATGAGTGGAACAAATGAAGCAAAACCACCAAGATTTAAAGATCTAAGATGTATTGCACTTGCTTAATATGTTAAGAGTTGATGGTCATAAGAATCTTTATAGAGAAGATTCTTCTGGTGCTATAGTTAATACTGATACAGTTTCATATAAACAATATATGAAACTGAAAGAAAGGAAGAGGAATGAAAAAGAAGAACTTGATCGTTTAAAAAGTGAATTAGATGAGATTAAATCTTTATTGAAAGAACTACAGCATAAATAATTAAAAATATAATTAACTGATGGCAGTATACGTAACTAATCTTGTTGTAAATGCTGGTGCTGATTTCAGTCAAAGTTTTACTCTAGAAGATGCTAATAGCAATTCAGCAAAAAATTTGACTGGGCATAAGGTTTCTGCACAAATGAGGAAACATGCTGCAAGTTCAACTAAAACCGATTTTACAACTGCAATAGTAAATGTTGCTACAGGAGAGATTAAAGTAGGTCTTACTACAACTCAGACTGCAGCATTAAAACCTGGTAGATATGTATATGATGTAATGCTTACTGATAATACCGATTCTATGAGTAGAGTCGTTGAAGGTATGGTATTAGTTAGAGAGGGAGTCACTCGATGAGTGTTAAAGTAACCACAAATGCAGCAAGTACTGTTCAAGTTCGTGTAGGACAGCAAAATGCTATTAAAGTAGTATCTTCAAGTTTATCATCTTCTGGTAATCTTGCTAATATTAATGATATAGATGCATCAAATAGAGAAAATCTAAGTATATTAATGTATAATAATACAACAGGAATGTATGAACATGTATCACCATTTCATGTAGTTGATATGTCAGATAGTGTCCAAGATAGTTCTATGGACGGTGGTACTTTTTGATTAAGATCTTTATCGAATAAATATAATTAAAAGTAAAGAAATTACAACATGGCTTCTCCTGTAATTCAGTTTAAGAGAGGTGCTTTCGCTAGTTTGCCAGCGTTAAAGGCAGGAGAACCTGCTTTTACCAATGACAAATATGATTTATATATTGGATTAGATAATAACTCTTCAAACAACAAATTTTTCGGTTCTCATCGATATTGGTTGAAAGAAACCACCACTGCTGGTTCAGGATTGAACTTAGTTGAGGGAACAAATAATGGTACTCATGCCATAACAGTACAATCACCTGCATCATTAGCAGCAGATTACTCAATTACATTCCCTAATGCACAGGGAGCAAATACAACAATATTACAGAATAATGGATCTGGTGTTTTAAGTTGGACTGCTTCACCTACATTTACTGGTGCTCTAACAATATCAGATACCACTGATTCTACTAATAAGGATACTGGTGCTATAATTTGTGAAGGTGGTGTTGGTATAGAAAAGAGTGTTCATGTTGGAGCAGCACTTTCAGTAACAGATAGGTTATATGTTGGTGGTGAATCAGAATTTATAGGTATTGTTACTTTTCGTGGTGGTACAGTTAGACTTGGTGATTCTACTTCTGACGACATCTATGTTGGTGGTGAATTTAAATCAAACCTTGTTCCAGATGACGATGATACTTATGATCTAGGTACAAGCACACAGGAATGGAGAAATCTTTATATTGATGGAACGGCAGAAGTTGATAAACTTAGTGGATTTACTCATCAAGTAGCACCACATTCTGCAACCGCATTAACAATTACTGTTACTGTTGATTCTAAAACAGCAGCACACAGATATAATGGTTCTGGTTCTAGTAGTGGTTATTTTTTAGATAGTGTCGAAGCTCCATTTTTAAAATTAACACCTGGTAGAACTTATAAGTTCGATCAAGCAGACGGTTCTAATAGTGGGCATCCTTTCAGATTCTATCTGGATTCTGGCAAGACTCATGCATATACTACTAATGTAACAACAAGTGGTACTCCAGGTAGTTCTGGTGCATATACTCAAATCGTTGTAACTGACACAACACCTGATGTGCTGCACTATCAATGTAGTGCCCACGGTCTAATGGGTAATGCAGTAACTACTGATTCTAATGCTATTGATACACCACATGATGCTGCCTTCAAAGGAAGTGTTGATTTGGGTGATGCAACCTCAGATACAATTACTGCAACAGGTAGATTTGATAGCGATTTAGTTCCTTCTACAGACGGTGCTAGAGATTTAGGTGCTTCTGGATTAGAATGGAAAGATTTATTTATTGATGGCACAGCAAATATTGATGCATTAGTTGCTGATACTGCAATAGTTTCTGATTTAACAGACAATCGTGTTGTTATTGCTGGTACTTCTGGAGAATTAGAAGATAGTGCAAATTTAACATTTGATGGTTCAACACTTGCTGTTACTGGTGCTCTTACAGTTTCAACTAACGCAACCATAACTGGCAATTTAACCGTTTTAGGCACACAATCAATCTTAAACACAGAAACGTTAAAGGTTGAAGATAGTCTTATTGAAGTTGGACTTGTTAATAGTGGTGGTTCTTTAGTTCCACCAGCTTCAGATGCCAACATTGATGTTGGTGTCATAATGCATTATTACAGTGGTTCTGCTAAGAAAGCTGCTGTATATTGGGATGATTCTGTATCAAGAGTTGTTGTTGGTTCAGATGTTTCTGAAACAAGTAGTGTTCTAACTGCTTCTGCTTATGCTGCATTAGAAGTTGGTTCATTATGGATTAAAGATGCTGCAGGTCAAACAGAGACTATTGGACATGATGGATCACAAAGAATTCTTCATAATATAACCATAGATGGTGGTTCGTTCTAACAACTAAATAATAACTTATAAATATAGGTGGGATAACTCCCACCTTTTTTTATATCTAACCATGAATGAACAAGATTATAAGAATTTGATCGTAGCATATCAAAACAAATCTTACGATTTATTTTCTCAAGTTGTTGCTCTAGAAGCAAAACTAACTACTTCAAATCAATTAGTGGAGGCATTAACTGCTAAAGTTAACGAATTGAAATCTGACTTAGAGAAAAAACCAAAAACACGAAAGAGTAGTACAAAACAAACTGAGATTGGGGAATTCTAATGGCAAAACCAGCATCTAGACAACAACTCATCGATTACTGTCTAAGGAAGTTGGGTGCTCCAGTATTGGAGATAAATGTTGATGATGATCAAATAGATGATGCTGTTGATGATGCTTTTCAATTTTTTAATGAAAGGCATTTTGATGGTGTTGAAAGAATGTATCTTAAATATAAAATATCAGATGAAGATATTAATAGAGGATCGGCATCAGGTACAACTGGTGTTGGAATAGTAACAACATCTGCAACTTCAACTTCAATTGCTGGTTATGGTACCACAACTAGTAATTGGTATGAAACATCTAATTTTATACAGGTTCCTGATTCTGTAATAGGTGTAGAAAAGGTATTTAAGTTTGATACCAGTTCAATATCTGGTAGCATGTTTAGTATAAAATATCAGTTATTTTTGAATGATCTTTATTATTTTAATTCAGTAGAACTTTTACAATATGCAATGGTTAAAACATATCTTGAGGATATTGATTTTCTTTTAACTACTGATAAACAAGTAAGATTTAATAAAAGACAAGATAGATTATATCTAGATATTGATTGGGGTTCTCAAACTGCTGATGATTTTATTGTTCTTGATTGCTATAGAGTTTTAGATCCAACAAACTTTACTGGTGTTTATAATGATAGTTTTCTTAAAAGATATTTGACTTCATTAATAAAAAGACAGTGGGGGCAGAATTTAATTAAGTTTAAAGGAACCAAACTTCCTGGTGGAATTGAACTTAATGGTAGAGAAATATATGATGATGCTGAAAGAGAATTGGAAGATCTTAGATCTAAGATGACTTCCGAATACGAACTTCCACCCTACGACTTTATTGGATAATGGCACTTAATCCATTCTTTTTACAAGGTTCTGCATCAGAACAAAGATTAGTACAGGAACTCATTAATGAGCAACTGAAAATTTATGGTGTAGAAGTAACATATATTCCAAGAAAAATTGTAAATAGAAGCACTATAATTGAAGAGGTAACTACATCAAAATTTGATGATAATTACTTATTGGAAGCATATGTAGAAAACTTTGATGGATATTCTGGACAAGGCGATATAATGACAAAGTTTGGTGTTAATATTAAAGATGAATTAACATTAACCATATCAAAAGAAAGATTTGAAGATTTTATTGTTCCTTTTTTAGAAGGTGAAAGTGATTATGAAATTGTACTTTCTACCAGACCTAGAGAAGGTGATTTGGTTTATTTTCCGTTAGGTCAAAGATTATTTGAGGTTAAGTTTGTAGAGCATGAACAACCTTTCTATCAATTAGGAAAAAATTATGTTTATCAACTTCAATGTGAATTATATGAATATGAAGGTGATGAAATTATTGATACTTCTATAGAATCAATTGATACTCTAATTGAAGATAAAGGTCCAATTACAGATCTTAAATTAATTTCTACTGCAGATCAAGCAAGAGCAACAACAACTATAGGAACAGGAGGTATTCAAAGAATATTCTTAAATAATGATGGTTATGGATTTACTAGTATTCCTACAATATCATTTACTGCAGCACCAACTGGTGGAACTACTGCAACTGCTGTTGGTATCTTAACAACTAGAAATAATATAACATCTATTAAAGAAATTTTAATAACAAATGCAGGTGGTGGATATACAGAAGAACCACTAATAACAATTACTGGTGGTGGTGGAGCAGGAGCAGCTGCTACTTGTTCCTTAGTTCCATCTGGTAAGAAGGGTATTCAAACTATTACTATGACTAATTTTGGTCTTGGATATTTAACTGCACCAAGTGCAACGGTTACATTACCATCACTTACCCCAAATCATCCTGCACTTGTTACTCCAGTTATTAAAACTACTTCTGGTATTAGTTCAGTAACATATATTGGAATAAATTCTGCTGGTGCAGGATTCTTCTCACCACCAGTATTAACTGTTGGTACTGGATCCACTACTGGAATAGGAACATTCTGGTTCAATGAAGAGGTAATTGGTGCTACATCTAATGTTGTTGCTAGAGTTAAGCGTTGGGATGAAGATACCCATATATTACAAGTTGGTATTCAAACTGGTCAATTCTATCCAGGCGAACAAATTACGGGTCAGAAATCTGGTGCTGTATATAATATACAGGTTAGTGCAGCAAACACTACTACCGATAAATATAAAGAGAATGAAAACTTTGAGTTGGAAGCAGATCAAATTTTGGACTTCGCAGAATCTAATCCATTTGGTACATACTGATGTTAGGAACTTATTACTATCACGAAATTATTAGAAAAACTATTATAGGTTTTGGAACCCTTTTTAATGGTATTTACCTTAGACATAAAGATTCTAATGGAACTACTTTTAGTGAAATGAAAGTTCCTTTAGCATATGGTCCTACACAAAAATTTCTAGCAAGATTAGAACAACAACCAGATCTTAACAAACCAGTTGCTATAACATTACCAAGAATGTCATTTGAGATGACAGATATTTCATATGATGCGACTAGAAAGTCTGGTATTACTCAAACGTTTAAAGCAGTTGATAATAGAGATGATAATATGAAAAAGGTTTATATGCCTGTTCCATATAATCTTGGATTTGAATTAAGTATATTAAGTAAATTAAATGATGATGCCTTACAAATTATTGAACAAATACTTCCATATTTTCAACCAGCATTTAATTTAACTGTGGATTTGGTAGAAGCAATAGGAGAAAAAAGAGATATACCAATTCAATTAAATAGTGTTTCTTTTCAGGATGATTATGAGGGAGATTATGCAACTAGAAGAGCATTAATATATACATTACAATTCTCAGCAAAAACTTATCTCTTCGGTCCTGTTGCAGAGTCCTCAGAAGGTCTTATCAAAAAAGTCATTGTTGATACTGCAATGGATACTAATACAGTGACTGCTAAGAGAGAAATGAGATATACTGTAGAACCAGATCCAATAACTGCTAATCCTGGAGATGACTTTGGATTTAGCGAGACAACATCATTCTTTGGTGATTCTCAGGATTACAGTCCTACAAGACAAACTGATATCTAATGAATACCATGTCTAGTTATGATCCTATTGATGAAGCATTAAATACTACTAGTAGTATTGAAGTTAGTACAACACCTGAAGGTGGATGTGTTAGACGAAAAGATAATCTTACAAATGTCACTAATGATGTAGATAAAGATTATGAATACACTCGTGCCAACTTATATTCACTTATCGAAAAAGGACAAGAATCTCTTAATGGTATTATGGAACTTGCGGGTGAGAGTGCGAGTCCAAGAGCATATGAAGTCGCAGGTCAAATTATTAAGTCTGTTGCTGATACTACAGACAAATTAATGGAACTTCAGAAGAAAGTTAAAGAAATTGATGAGGATAAAGGAAAACCAACACAAGTTACTAATAATGCAGTTTTTGTAGGATCTACTTCAGAACTTGCTAAGATGATTAAACAGGGACTTCCAAAAAATGACAAATAATATTCCTTGGGAAGAAGATAGTATTAAAGTTGATGATGCTGATGGTAATTTAGCATTTGAAATAATAGATTTAGTAAAACCAGATAAACTAGTACCAACATATATAAAACCAGAAGAACACTCTGATTGGAGAACGGAGATTAGTTTTAATAAATAGTTAAAAAAATTGCGGTTATGTTAATTAAAGTTTTAGCGGCTGAGGGTAATCTCTCTAGTGCGTCCAATGTTAATACAGCTACTGTGGTAAGACTTTTTAATAACCATAGTGCAGCATTAGTTATAACAAGAAAGGATTCTGGTGGCACTACTATTGGTAGTTTAACAGTAAATACTAAAGAGACTGTTTATCTAGAAAAAGTTTCAACTGATACTCTTACTGCAGCATCTAATGGAGGCAGTGTTTTAGTATCTAAGGTGGCATACGGAAATTAATAATAATGAAACAAGATGATGTATATCTAGGTAATCCCAATTTAAAAAAGGCGAATACCCAGATTGAATTTACTGAGGAACAAGTTATAGAGTTTCTTAAGTGTAAGGAAGATCCAGTATATTTTGCAAATAATTATATTAAAATTGTTTCTCTTGATGAGGGACTAACACAATTTCATCCATATGATTTTCAGGAGAAGTTAATTAGAAACTTCCATGAGAATAGATTTAATATATGTAAGATGCCTCGACAGACTGGTAAATCTACCACATCTGTTTCATATCTTTTACATTATGCTGTTTTTAATGACAGTACAAATATTGGTATTCTAGCAAACAAAGCAGCAACTGCTAGGGATCTATTAGGTAGACTGCAAATTGCATATGAGAATTTGCCTAAATGGATGCAACAGGGTATAATATCTTGGAATAAAGGTAGTTTAGAATTAGAGAATGGATCAAAGATACTGGCTGCTTCTACGTCTGCAAGTGCTGTCCGAGGTATGTCATTTAATATCCTCTTCCTCGACGAGTTCGCTTTTGTCCCGAATCATATCGCAGAAGATTTCTTTAGTTCCGTTTATCCTACTATTACTTCTGGTAAAAGCACAAAAGTAATAATGGTTTCAACCCCTCACGGGATGAATCATTTTTATAGGTATTGGCATGATGCAGAAAGAGGAAATAATGAATATATACCGACTGATGTTCATTGGTCACAAGTTCCTGGTAGAGATGCTGAATGGAAAGCACAAACTATTGCAAACACATCAGAACAGCAATTCAAAATTGAGTTTGAATGTGAATTTTTAGGATCTGTTAATACTCTCATCAATCCTGCAAAATTGAGGACGATGGTATATGAGGAACCAATTAAGAGAAATGCTGGATTAGATATTTACGAAAAAGTACAAAAAGATCATAATTACATAGTTACAGTTGATGTTGCTAGAGGATTAGGTAATGATTATTCTGCATTTGTAGTTTTTGATACTACAGAATTTCCTTATAGGGTAATTGCCAAATATAGAAATAATGAAATCAAACCTATGTTATTTCCTAATATTATTATTGATGTTGCAAAAAATTATAATAATGCTTACATTTTAATAGAAGTTAATGATATAGGAGATCAAGTAGCAAGTATTCTTCAATATGATTTGGAATATGAAAATCTTTTAATGGCATCTATGAGAGGAAGAAATGGTCAAATAGTTGGACAAGGTTTTTCTGGTAAGAAGACACAACTTGGAGTGAGAATGACATCTTCAGTTAAGAAGTTGGGATGTTCTAATCTCAAAACTATGTTAGAAGATGATAAATTAACTCTTTGTGATTATGAATTAATTTCAGAACTTACCACTTTCATACAAAAACATCAATCGTTTGAAGCAGAAGAAGGATGTAACGATGATTTGGCAATGTGTTTAGTTATATTTGCATGGTTGGTTGCACAGGATTATTTTAAAGAAATGACTGATAATGATATTCGTAAGAGATTGTATGAAGAACAGAAGAATCAAATAGAACAAGATATGGCACCATTTGGTTTTATTTCAGATGGATTTGATACAGAAAGTTTTGTAGATGTTGAAGGAGATAGATGGCATGTTGATGAATATGGTGATCGTTCTTATATGTGGGATTATCGATGAAAGGTTACACTAAAGAAGATATCAAAAGGATCTTAGGATCTTCTTGGCCTACTATACCTGAAGGTCATGAGACTGGTAATCAAAGAAGAAGGAGAATAGGTAAGGAGATGAGAGAAGGTAAGAGACCATACCCTGTATATAATGCAAAGAAAACTGGTCCTAACTTTGATGAAAATGGTAAATACATATATCCAGAAGAATCTGGTTTTAGATATACTGAATATTTAAAAAATAATCCAGATTCAACAGAAGCAAGTTCATATGGTAATAAGGTATCCTAATGGAATTAAATGAAGAGAATGTAATAAAAGTTTTAGAAGAACTTTTACCTTATATTGAGGCAGACGGTGGATGGTTAGAGTTTGTAGAGATAGAACATGAAACAAATTTTGTTAAAGTAAGATTAGGTGGTGCATGTTCTACTTGTGCAATGAGTGCTATAACCTTAAAGCAAGGTATAGAATCAAAATTAATGCATGAAATACCTGATTGTTATGGTGTTGTACAAGTATTGTAATGGAATTTGATAAGCAAGTTGAATTAGGGCATTTATTATTGTCCGAACGATCTTGTAGAGTATGTGGAGAAGTAAAGAATTTATTGGATGATTTCTATTTAACACGTAAAAATAGAGGGGCATTACCGTCTGCATATTCATATGAATGTAAATTATGTACTATAAAAAGAATAGTATCATCCAGAAAAAAGAAACCATTTACTGATTGGTCATATCCAGATTGGTAATGTTCATGTATCGTTTCCCCAATGAAAATGCACCTTTGAATAAATAATTTCAGAAATAATCTGAGATTCGGAGAGTAAAAGATGCCACTAAATTTAGCATCTCCTGGAATTGTCGTAAGAGAGGTTGACCTAACAATTGGTAGAGTTGATCCAGTATCTGGATCTATCGGTGCGTTAGCAGCTCCATTTGCACGAGGTCCAGTTGGTCTTCCTCAATTAATTGAGAGCGAAGACGATCTTTTTAGTACATACGGAAAACCTTATAATACAGATAAGCAATATGAAAGTTGGATGGTAGCATCTTCCTACTTAGCATATGGTGGAAATATGCAAGTTGTGAGAACAGATGATACTGATCTTAAAAATGCTACTGATGATGGATCACCATCTATCAAAATTAAAAATGACGATCATTACAACCAATTAGGTTATGATGACAATACCATTACAAATGTAGTTATTTCTGCTAAGAATCCTGGTAGTTGGGCAAATGGAATTAAGGTTGCAACTATTGATGCTAAGGCAGATCAAGTTTTAACAGTTGCTGATAACGTTGGTCTTGCTACAGTTGGTTATGCAGTAACTCAAACAATGCATGGCAAAATAATTGAAGATCCTGCACAACCAGTAGGAAGTGGACAAACTGTATTTGCAGATGGTTATCTTAAAGGTATAATTACTGAAATATCTACAGGAAAAGTAGGAGTTAAAGTACTTTCTCACGTAAGAGGTGATGGTACAGAAGTATCAAAAGACTACACACCATTAGCAGAGTATTCATTTACTAATACTGGATCTATCGGTATCACATCTACTGGTGGTGCAATTGACAGTCATCCTTATGCTAAAGCATATACTTCTCAAGTAGATTGGTTTGAACAGCAAGAGATTGCATTAGGTGGAGATTTAGATCCAATTGAATGGGATC